TCAAACAATATCTAGCGAACTCTCGCAATCAGCATAGAATGAACCATTACTATTGTGCCAGTGAACCGCAGGTAACTCGTCATCAATATACTCAACAACGAGTAATTTGCCGAAATCGCTAATAAACACAATTTTTGCATCATTTCCATTTCGTAGTTTAACTTTTTGTCCTTTTTCCATTTTTACCCCTTTTTAAATATTACCGATAACGCATTTGGACTGAAACGCCAACCATCATAACTGCCTTTAATTAGATTAAAGCACCATTCAGAACAAAAGAACCTACTTCGCTTTTGTTTAATTCCAAAAACGATCCCCAAAGCGCCCCACCAATCATATTTTAGCCCTTTCGTACAATTGAAATAGTGTTTTACTTGCGCTTCAGTAACATCACTTAGCTCGATTAAATCCCATTTTGAGCTATCAGAAACATCAATCTCTTTACAACGCACGCCACCGTCACGAATTGAAGACGAATAACACTCGTACATCACTTCTGTTTCATAGTGATGCCCGCTGACAAATACTTCTTTCATTACTGCAATTTCACAATGTGAATACGCGCCTTTTGTTAATTTTCTTGTAAGCCAATCGCTCAAACGCGCTAATAAGTCTTTCGGTTTTTTACCAGACTTCTTTCCTTTATATAATGCTAAGTAGATTTTAGTACCCATCATTGTTGTGCCTCTGCCAATGCTTTCATTTTTCCGATAATATCGTCGTGAATTTGCTGTAATTCTTCTTCGCTCAATTCATCGTTTTTCAGTTCATACTTACGCATTCTTTGTACTGCAAGTTGCTCTTGTAATGTACGCAAGCCTTCTGTTTGTTTAAGAATCAGAAGTGACGCAGACTTATTATCAAGACCTGCGACTGTTGCAAAGCTACTGATATAAATACTAACTTTGCCATTAAAACCTGCCTCTTTAAATTCAATTGCTGCCGCTTCACGTTCTTTATACTCTTCACTAAAACGTGTCCATTTTGAAATAATACTAGCTGCAATATCATCAATATTATCAACTAGATTTTTAATTAGCTTGCGTTTAATTTCGGCTTTTTCTTCTGTTGAAATAGACCATTTTTCACCGTCCCACTCATGGTATTCAGTTGGTGGTGGTTCTGTTAGAATAGGTTCTCCTTGAGAATTGCTGACAATTATTTTTCCTTGCGCCTGACCTGCCAAAAGTTCTGTGTATCGTTCCTCTGATAATTCAATAGCACCCTGAGGTTGCACATCAAAATAAAAGCCATCTTTAAAATAAATCATCATTATTCTCCTCATTTCCATCTGCCGATAGCGATAATATTTACTTCCAGATTACTTGTGTTGTATGAGCCTTCAAAAATCCAGTATTTTACTTTTGTATTAGTAGTTCCGCTTTTATTAAAAGTAACCCAGCAATCCCTAACTTCGTGTTGTTCTGAATATACAGACCAAGTTAAAGCTGGATTAGATTTAAATGCTTGTGCCCAATTAAAAGTGAATCCTAGAGAAGTATTACCATGATTCAATATAGGATTACTTTTATAAATTTGAATCATTGAACCATCCGGGTATTTGAATACTTCAAAATTTTCTGTTTTTTGATAAAAAAATTGCGCCGCAACACCCTCATTAAAATCTACAATATCACTGTAACTGTGATTATGTATTTTATCTGCTTTTTCATAACGAATATCTTGAATCTCTTGGGCTAAATTTGCTGCATCCATTTGACCTGTATTTTCAACAGAACCGAATGCTTTTATCCAGAACACTACGTCGTCAAAAGTGTTTCTTGCTTTAACACACAATTTAAGTGCAATTGATTTTGGACGTGTTTCGTCTCCTCCAGTTGCCAGTTTGCTATCTAATCTTGGCGTAGCCCAAAAATTATCGCTATACCCATTATCAACTGGTAATCCAACATTTAAATTGTAGTCATAATCTGATATTGAGTTTTTATCGAAAATTGAATTAAATTTATTTTCATCTCTACCACCATCATCAAGTGCTTGAGTATGAACGTGTTTTTTTATCTCGTCACTCTGTGTCTGACCGACACTTAATCCATTTCCAACATTACGGATGAAACGATCTTCAACTAATGGCACATTTGAAATAGAACCATATTTATCAACAAGATATTGATATAACTCTGGGTAATTTTGCTGTGTAACGGTTGTTCTGATTGAATCAAATGCAATCCAACCCTCTGGGATGTCGTCAAATGGAAAATACGCCGTCATTCCAACATCACTACGATGTAAATTGGGAATAATTTCACTATTCCCATTAGCGACATATAAGTCAGGATAAGTTGCTCGATTAAACGTACCGCCAATTGCTCTTAGATAACCGCGAGGATTCATGCTTTTTGGAAAAGACACAACTGCACCCAGTGGTACACCTTTCCCTGCTAATTCTTTATTTAATTCGCCAAGCGCGAACTCAGAAGCGGATTTTGATTTATCAGTGCCATTGGTTTTGTGTGACAGCACTGTTTGTCCAGCGGTCGTATCTGTTGCTCTTTTTGTTGCAATATCACGTACTTTTTTTAAAGCATAACTTGTCGCAACAGTATCAGAGCTTGTGCTATCATCTGCATTTGACTTTTTGCTGTTTGGAATATAGTTATTTAGCGCATTTCTCACAGCAATCACTAACGCTTTAACAACATTTACTGCTTTCGGTGTCGCTGCTTTATCCTCTGCATCTGAATCAGTGTTTGAGTCGAGTTGTACTAACCCAGTTTGTTCTGTTGAGGCGTTCTGTGCGATATAGCGCTTCTCAACCTCTGTTTTGAGATATTTTGTGCGATTTGCTAATTGTTTAATGGGTTTATTCGTAATACCGTCCTCACCACCGTGAACAGGGTCATTTTCTTCAATACGGTAAATTTCGTTTTCCCATTTTTCGGTTTCTTTCAAACCTGCCATTTTTAAACCCTCTTTAAACGCCTTTAAAATTTATACAGAACCGTGATTATATTGCCTGTTGTATTGTGCTTTATTGTTGTAGAGTACTGGTGCAGCCTTATAGTCAAGTACACCCAGCAAACAACGTGCTGGCACAAAATTACGCAAAATCTGACGAATTTCTAATGCCTGTTCGTTTGTGACGGGCTTGCTTAATTGAATGCCGTAATATGCCCATCTCTCATCTGATGGAATTTTATTGACGAAGGTATTTGCGCTGTAATCACGATTTTTTAGCCCTTCATCAATTTCAATCTCTCCAAATCCAAGTTGACGAATTACTTCACGAACAGACCAAGGCGTGCCTTTGTGTCTGTGTAACTCAACGGATTTTTTAATCAACCCTTTTTTAGATTCTTGCGTCGTCGCTAAAAATAGCCCGTCATAGCCTGTTGCGCTCCATTTTTCAGCTAGTACTTCAATAAAACGGTCGTCGAGTAAATCGACGAGCGTAGTCATAATAGGCGAGAGCTTAAACTGAGGTAGTCTTTGCCCAAGTTCCGCCAGTGCGGTGTATTTTGCATCTCGCACGATAATATCGGGGTAACGTAATCTAGCCATTTGTTCTCTCGCTTTCGACTTCTACGCTAATTGCAGTACAGTTTGCCCATTCATTTTCTGCTACTACAATTTTTTGCGGTGAAGTGAGTGTGACGTCATAGACACCCTCAACACGTAAAGCACTAATTAAGGCTGACGGCACAACATCCAGCCCTAACTTTTTGGTTTTATCAGAAAGATAAAACTGAAGCGCATCTCGTGCTTTTGTTTTCACAATATCTTCACGATACCCCTCTAATAATTTAAGCGTGGCACTAATTTGATAATCATGTTGAATTGGTGCTTGTACTTCAACGGTGTCACATAACGGACGGCGTTTTTCACCACTGACATATTGCTTGATGTCATTAAGCAATCGGCTATCAGGGATGCCTTCTTTTGTCAGTACCGTAATACGGACTAAACCGCCTTTGGGTGTTGCCACATTCACATCTGCAATAGCTTGCGAAACTGCACGCACGTGGTAATCATAAGCAGCCACTGAACCACAGGTTGAGAATGCTTCAGGGGCGCTCAAAATACGCTTACGATAGTCATCATCACTTTCTTGCACAAGACCGCCACTTGGCACATCAATGTTGCTCACTTTAACTTCAAGGGGGGTCATTAATGGACTTTTTAAGGTTTTTACTCGCCCGATTTCCCAGCCATTACCAATGGTGCCAGATAGATTTGCTTGCGCTTCAATTTCTACGTACGTGATAAGAGATGTGATCACATCATCATTCAGAGTGATAAATTCCAGTTTTTCATCCACTGCAACACGAGTACCTTTCGGGATTAAAATGGAAGGATGTGATGCTGAAATGCTGAAACGTAAAATACAACGTGCGGGCTTATCTTGTAAGCGATAACAGCCCATTGGCTCACCGCACAAATCTAATGCAAGACCTTTAGCAAATTGTGGAAAAGTATTTAAGAAAGCCTCATTAATGCCTTTTCTCACTAACAATTCACGATAGGCATAAGACTGAATAATTGAGCGTTCAATATGTGCTGGTTGCAATGTTTTGCCAGTGCGTTTTTCATAATCTGCAATGGTATCTGCAAGGATTTGTTTCACATCTTCAGACACAATTTTTACATCATCCGCTTTCATTATCCCTTGACCTCTGTTGAATAGATTTCACGATAGACATCTTCTTTTAACGACCAAAAAATAGTGAACGTAAAGTGCGGTGCATTTCCACTGACTTTGACTTCATCAACCTCAATCCGCTTCTCAAAACGCTGTAATGCAAAGGTAATTTCACGCACGAAGTTGGGTACAGCGAGATCTTCAGGTTGGTCAATATAACGAAAATGATCACTGCCAAATTCAGGGCGTAAAATATCAGTGCCTTTTATGGTGTTGAGAATGTTGGCAATACAAAGATGAATATCATCAATGCCCTGAATGACTGATTGCACTTCATCATTCGGGGCAAGTTGCCAGTGTGTCGTTAAGTGAGTATGTGTATTCATAGCCCTGATATTACAGGGCAGGAGGGAAAATTGATTTTAAAGCGCTTTAAAGAATTATTTCGCAATACTAGTATCTTTACCGTCGCCTTGCTCAGTATGTTTGTGAGTTTTTAGACTAATATTATCAGCTTTAATGTCACCACCTTTCGTCTCAAGTGAGCCATTAATCATCGCTGTAGCACCACTGCCACCATAACCTGTCATACCTTTCATATAAGTCAATGCGCCTTTAACCATAAGGTCCCCTGTGGTTTCTGTTGCTGGACAATCTATGGTAACTTTTGATGGAGATTTTATTAAAACCTCGCCAACAGCAGATACTTCAACATTACCAGAGTTTCGGTCGTGTTTGATTATTGTGCCGTTGCTGAACTTTTTCATCCAAATGTTACTGTCACCTGTTGGTGTTGGGTCTTGGGCATTAAAAATTGCGCCTAACACACAACCGCCTTCACCTCGCGCATCGAGTATTATTGCGACCAATTCGCCCACATCAGGCAGACAATAAAACTGATTACCGCCTGCATTGGGCGTCAGATAAGAAAGCCATGCTGTTTCCAAGTCATCAAGTGCGGGAATTTTACATCTCACTTTGTGTTTTGTACTGTCCACCGCACTCACAATACCTTCTTGGTAAGTCGCAGTGAAATTATGCGTTTGCATTGTGTTTCTCCATTGATTGTGTCACTAGGTCATCAGCAATAAATTCAAGCAATCTCACGTCTATTGTCGTTGTGTAGCCTTGATTGCGATAAATCGTATGGCGTGATGATTTAATCAAATATTTCCCTGAAAACACACCTAGATTGCGTAATAAAATGGTATTGCCTGCGACTAATTTAGGGTTGCCCCAAAGTTTAATCGTGCCAGATTGCTGGTCGTCATTTTGTTCTGCAAGTGCCGCTTCACCTCTTGCATCAATTTGCTCTTGGCTTTCACCACGTGTCACAATTTGCAAGCTATCTTCACTAGATTTCGCCGCTTGGGAAACATCTTCACGTTTTGCCTTTGCTTTTTTACTTTTTTTAATCACTTTTTTACCATTCGCATCATAACCACTAATATTCACTTCTTTTGCGGTAGAGCTAATACGGTCACGAAGACTAATGCTGATAGTGTCTTGTTCTTCAATAGTGAGAACGGACTCACTTTCTCCCAATTTTTCTTTTGCTGTAAAGACAAGCTGATCATTCACCACCTTAAAACTGTGATAGTATTCACGTCCAAGGCGTGCCAAAAACTCTAAATCACGCTCCTGATATTGTGTTATGCGAGCAATGGGAATATGTTTTATCTCACCCACCACTTTTAATTTTAAACGTTTTGCTACAACTGCAATGACTTGTGCAAGGGTTGTGTGTTCATAGGCTTTGGGTTTGAGCGTACGCTGATTTTTAGACACCCCAGCACTTAATGCACGCAATGTAATGTTAGAAGGGCGGTATTGGTATTCGACTTCATCAATTTCAAATGCACCGATATCAACAAGTTGTTCACCTTTATAGCCAATCGCCCCTTTGAGCTTATCGCCTTGTGTGGGGAACCATGCACGGATCCATTTTCCGCTAATATCTTCAAATTGCACCACAAGTTCATCACTTTGACCTTCTAAATAATCCGTATAACTTAATTCAATTAAGTGCGGCTCAATGTCTGCGGTAATATTTGTTTTTTCATAAAATAGTGAAAAATCAGGTTGGGCAATATTACTCATTATCTCCCCTTAACCATGGCGGCATATCTTCATTATTCGTAGGTTTCACTTGCAACACGGGAATAAATACGGTTGCTCCAGTAGGTAATACTTCGTAAAAACTGATATGCGGGTTAGCGTCAATAATACGAGAATACTCTAGCGCATCACCGTAATAATGATATGCAAGGTTATCCCAGCGTTCGCCTTGTTTAACGATGTGTTTAAGCACGGTCTGTGTCATGATTCACCTCATCATCATTGCGTAACACAATCCAAGCGGTCATTTCAGCCACTCTAGGGGCTAAGAAATCAAAGCTTTCTGCAACCTCAGACATGTTTCTATTTGCAGAGGGAAACCACTCTGACCAATCTGAGCCGCTCGAGCCTTGCTGGAAATCAGATTGAATCGCCATTAGACCACTTTGTATTTCAGCCACCTCTTGACTGAACTCACTAACAACAGGCAATACTGAACGCACGCCATTAAATAACTCACTCATTCCTGTTATCTCACCGAAGCTACCCAGTGCACCATCAAGATTACCTAACACACTCGGTAAATAAGCTAACGCAGCAGCAGGGTCTTGTGAAAATTGTTTCATAATTGCAATGGTATTTTGCACCTCATCAACAATGCGTTTACCTTGGTTATAAAGATCAATCCCTTTTGTTAAGGCTTCTTTTGCTGCATTCATTCCTGCAAAAAATTCCGGTGGTAGTATCGAACCTAATAATGAGCCTTTACCAATATTTAATGCCGCACCTAATAAATTATTTTTTAATTCACCAACATATTCTTTTAAGCTAATTGTTAGCTCCCGACACAGCACATTACCGTATTTATCCGTAAATAGCGTGGTTGAATGAATATCTGTGATCACAAAATTCCCTTTAAATTTGCCACGTCCCCAAATGAGTGCCAAAGCATCTTGTTTCGCTTTGGCAGCGAGTAAAGCTTGATAACGACGTTCAACTCCACCAATTTTGTGATGCAAGCGGACAGATAAATTCAATTCAGCTAAACTTTCACCCATCGCTTGTAAACGAGGTTTACCTTTTAACACTTGATGTTCTGCAAATCTTGCAGCTTGGATTTCTGAAAAATCAGTGACATCAATAGGTTCAAGTGCAATTGTGCCCAACATTAAATACATTAGTATGCTCTCCGTTTTTGTTGATCTAATACACGCGCAAGCATGGTTTCAAATTCTCTTAAAGAGATGTTTAACCCCTCTTTAACATCATTTAACACTTGGTTATTAGATGAACCATTTACATTAATAGTGGGATTAAAATGAATCGTCATTCCGCCATGTTGAGCTTGCTCGCTTTGTTGTTGTGCAAAAGTGGTTTGTAATGATTGATAATTAGAGTGGGGGGAAATACCTACCGCATTACTCATTTCATCACTTGCTTTTTCGGCTAATCCCAAGGATTTATTAATACCAATTGCTAGTCCTTGTACTGTATTTTCACCGAACCCCATAAATACACGGCTCGGGGAGTGAATACCGAGTTTTTCTGCAAACCAGTCTTTGACACTGGTGCCAAGCTCCGTGACTGTTTCTTTTGCACTATCCCAAGCATTGCCGATTCCGTTCACCAATCCATCAATGATATTTTTACCAAAGTTAGTGAACTCGGCAGGAAGTTCAACGCTAAAATAATTTAATACTGAACTAAAAATAGATTGGAATAACGACAGTGGATTAAATGCAAGAATAATGTTACCTAGCTCTGTAAAGTTACCATTAAACAATCCGTTAATACTTTCCCATAAGCCTGTAAACCAGTTTGTCACGCCATCCCAAACAGCAGACCAAATACCTTGCACATCATTCCAGATATTAGTCACAAATTGACAAACATTATCAAAAATGACCGTAACTTCTGCCCAAAGCGTGCTGAAAAATGCTGAGATAGGTTCCCAATACTCATAAATTAAGAACGCACCAACTGCAATCCCCGTAATCAACAAACCAATTGGGTTCATCAACATGGCACGTCCCACAAACAGCATTGTTTTACCGACTAACATCAAACCTTTCACTAGAACGCCTGAAAGCAATTTACCCAAGACAAGTGCACCTTTAGCAATCAATCCAAGCGTATAACCAAATCCATAGGCAAGTTTCATCAATACTGGCGTCAAGAATTTGAATAGAGAAAATAACTTTTTACCCCCCGACCAAAACGGTAAGATTGCCATTAAGCCAAGTGACAGCACTGTTTTTAATGCAACAAATCCACCAATTGTTGCTACTAAACCACCCCCAATTTGAACAAATTGATTGACAAGTTCTGGGTTGGCATTCATCCATTCTAAAATGTTGTAAATGACAGGTTTTAATTTATTCACTAATAAATTGATAGGCGGAAGTAACTTAGCGCCAATGGCGATACCAATTTCATTAAAGCTATTTTTCAAAAGCTGAAGATTGTTTTCAGTCGTCGCGCTTCGGTTCTCAAATTCACGCTGCATAGAGCCCATGTATTTGAGATTGCCGTTTTCATCACGTTCTTCGAGTAACCCAAGCTGTCTGTTATATTCCGCTGTATTTTGAGCAAGCAACATAATGTCATCAGCGTATTGTTTACCAAACATCTTAGCTAAGATTGGGTACTGTTTATCTTTTGGGAGTTTTTTTACGCGTGCAATAAAGTCAGAAATTGCCCCCTGTGCGTCCTTATTCATTGCTTTAGCAAATGATTTTGGAGTAAGCCCAAGCATTTGTAACTCTTTAGCATGCTTACCAGCTTTAAGCTCTGCAAATGCCGAACTCATGCCTTTAATCGCTTGTGCCGCAACTTCGGGCGCTTTACCCATGGACAGGAATGTTGAACCTAATGCAGCCGCTTGGTTTTCTGTCAAGCCTAACATTCTAGTATCAGAACCCGCTCGTGCAATGACATTGACAATATCAGCAGCCTTTGCGTTAGCGTTATCTGATAGATGGTTTATCGCATCACCAAATTTTGCCATTTCACTAATCGGCTTGCCCAATACGTTCGCCATGGTTGCCATCGCAGTACCAGCATCACCTGCTGCCATATCGAATGCCACTCCCATTTTTGCGGCATCTTCGGCATAACCAAGTAAATTCTCTCTAGCAATACCCGCTTGACCACCTGCAGCAACAATAGCAGCGATTTCTTCACTTGCCATAGGGATAGTGCGTGTGAGCCTAAGGATATCTTGCTCCATCTCTTTGAATTGAGCAGGACTATCAAAATTCACTACCTTTTTTACATCTGCCATTGCGCTTTCAAATTTAATAGCAGGTTGTGCTATAGCAAGCATGGATGTTGTTGCGGCAGTACCTAACGAGATTAATGAACTGGTCCCAAGTGCAACATTTTTACCCAAGCCTAGCATGCGGCTCCCAACGCTTTGACTTTCGTCTTTAAAAAGCTTCAGGCTATTTCTTAAATTCTTAATTCCAGCTATCGCACCACCGACGGATGCGCCGATAACTAAAGATATTGCTAAATTTGAAGACATCGTTTATATTTCTCTCATTACTAAGGGGGTAGATATGAAAACCACTACTAGCTTTGATTTTTTAGAAAGCCTCATTGTATTGAGCTGTGTCGTAGGCTTTGGCTATACCCTGTATTCATTTTTAACTTTTGCAGCATCACAACTGGATTTTATGCAAATTATTTTTGCTGTTTTTATCTGGGTTATTGCTTGGCAAATAATCGGTGCTGTTTTATTTTTTGCCTATCGGCTAGGTTCAGGACGCTTGTTTTCAAAAGCGAACAAATAAAGTAATAAAGCCACGTTATAGCGTGGCTTTACTTTTGCTGTATCCTGCTTTAATTTGGCGGTTAGCTTGTTCTAGCCAAGTTGATAATTCATCCAATGTCATTTGTTCAATTTCACTAACATTCCAACCAAACCACCACGCCACATCAGCAACCATAGCATTGAGCTGTTCAATACTTACTTTCCCTTTTGCATATCCGCTAACGCTGCTTGGACTTTGGCATAATCCGCAATATCCATAGCATCAAAATCCTCAGGTACCAGCCCTGTGAGAAGTGATAGCATATAGATTTCTTTATCTGCATCTGTTCCTTTAAAATTACTCATCTGTTTAATATCCGCCACTTTTGCACGGCGAATCTTTAATTCGGTAATATCTTTACCTTCCCCGTCTTTAATCGGAAATTGGAGTTGAATACTGCGATAAATTTGGATTTGATTAGAAAGAGACATAAAAAAACTCCTTAATGGTTCATTGTTTAACTTCATTAAGGAGTTTAATTAAATGCGATTTAAAGTGCTTTTAAAGCGCTTTAAAGATTTTTAACTATTGCCCAATATTAGTGCGGTATTTTTGTAACACATCTTGCCCATTTACACGCAAAATATTAGCAAATGCATCATAGAAGAAGATCTCCTTACCGCCAACAGTTTGCTTAATAGAATGCACTTGGAAGGTATCTGCGTGTTCTGTGGCTTCCTTGTTTTTGAGGCTTCCCCCTGTTGTTTTACTAAAGCTCACATTCATAATGGTAACCATAGGTTCTTCTGCCACTAAGCCACGGGCATCAAATACCTGCAGATTAGAACGAGCCATCAGCTGCACGTTCTTCATTGGGTTGTAGGCTTTGGCTCGCACTTCAGGATAAAAACTATCCCATGTTACTTCGCCCTCTAATGCTGCAATACCAGAGGGTAGCTTAATAGTCCCCACAAGCCCTAAGCCTTTGTGTTCGATTTGCTCAAATTCAATATCTGGCAATTTAAACTCTTTTGCTTTGCCCAGTAATGAGTTTCCATCCATATACACATTGGCATTGATAATCTGATTAATTGCTACGCTCATTTATTACTCCTTATTTTTGTGACACTAAATTAACCAAGTATTTACGTGTCATTACTGACGTGTTGGTAATACGTTCCGCGGGTAATTTCGGTGTGTAATCGTATTTAATCGGCACCTGTCCTTTACTAAACGCATCCACTAAATCATAGTCATAATCTAGCCCTAAGCTATATCCGACAATTGAAGGTAAGGCACGCAAATAAGTGTCTACCGTTTCAGTAAGGCTATCAATTAATGCGTCATCAATTGGGCGGTCAATATATTGCAATTCGACCATACGAATACTTTCATCAATTAAGTCCCCCGTGCGAAGTGCGGTTTCAAAATTGATAATATGCGTGACAGTTGGGTAATTTGATGAGCGGTTACCCCAAAGTCGGAAACCAGTGCCAAAACTGTTGAAAATGGTGGTGATGCCCACCGCATTTAAACGGTTCGTTTCAGATTGGATATCATCAACACGTGCAGTTAATGGTAATTCCATACCGATTACACCGAGTAATTGGTGGTTTGAGGTACTATGCCAATAGCCTTTTTCCACATCGACTTTCATACGAAGCCCTGCAGCGTGAACAGCTAAGCTTTCTAATTGATTACTTGAACCTAATGCATAAGGAAAGAAGTGGCGCACTCGCTCACTTGAGTCTTTCGCATTAATCGTGCCTTGTGGACCACGACCTTGGATAGCTTTAGAAAGGCTCGTGCCTTTCGGCAACTGCACATAAGCCACTGCTTTTAATTGTTCTGCAAGTGTACCAAGTGCGGAAGCACAGCTCGCTGTTTTATCAAATTCGGGGCAAATCAGAATTTTTGCATCCGCACCATACAAGTTGAAACCATCGCGCAACAATTCAAAGCCTTTACGTTTACCTGTTGAACTTTCAATGCCACCCTTGATATCTTCTTCAGTGACTTTGCTTGGGTCAGCGTAGGTATAAGTCGCAGTCAATGACGTCTTGCTCACTTTTAAACGAATTTCGCCCGTTTGCATATCTACCCAATAATCTTCATTTAAGGTTAATGGTGTGCTATTGGACTTTAATGTTAGGCTTAATAAGCCTTTTTTCTGCGTATTCGCAAGTAACGTGGTTTCATCCAGCGTAATACTTTCATCTTGAATTTCGCTTTTGTGTTTTGATACATCTAAGACGTTCACAACATAAACCTGACCTGCTGCATAACGAGCAAGCACATCAAATGCATCAGGTAATGTGAAACCTTGATTTAAAATCGTACCAAATTTGGCAAAGTCTTTCTTAGTTTGACACAGTGTTAACTCATTAAGTGGACCTATTGGTGCTGTGCCGACAATGCCAATAATTGCACCATCAACCGTTTCGACTGCAACGGAGCCACCTGTAACACGTTTGGTTTCTGTGCCATGATGAAATGCCATATAGTTCTCCTATGATTTAGGTTTTAAAATAGGGTTAAGCGGATCCGTTGGCGTGCGAGAATAGACGGTTGCCAATTTAGGTAAATCCACTGCTTTTGTTTGCTCAACTTGCCACGTTTCGGTTTGTACTAAGAGCTGATATTGCCAAAGCCCATCTGCCTCACCAGCAAATTCTTCACTGATTAATGCACAAGCGAGACAATTTTCTGGACGAAATCCAACAATAGCCAACCGCAATTGATCTAATATGGCTAATGCACCATCATCATTGTGTTGACTGCGTGCAATGACCGTCAATGCAATTGTCACAGTACGTCGCTGTTGAATAATATTAGTGCTATTAATACGCTCAAACTTTGACCCTGCGTATTGAATAAGAATTGCACCAGATTCATCTCGCAGGAAATATTCACTCGGATTGTCAGGGAAGAGTTCAATAGCAAAACGTTCAATCTGTGATAGAAGGTGCGTTTGTATGCTGTTTAAAATTGGCTGTGTCGCACTCATAACAATCTCCCTCAATAACCAGATAAATCCATTTTTTTATTTGCTCTGGTTTTGAATTTAGCTACATCGTCCAATGCATTTGTGCCATTTTCATTTAGCTCCTCTAAGCCAAGATGTAACTTACCACTTTGAATACGCTCAAGATCTTTCAATGCTTGAGCGTAGGTATCTTTGACATTTTCAGGAAAGCCTTTCCCTTCGGGACGACGTGAATAAAGCCAAAAGCGAGCAAGTTGCAAACAGATGTTACGCACGATTGTCGGCACTGATTTTAACGGCAACAAATAGCGAGAACGTAAATAACCGTCCACAGTTTCCGTGGCATACTGACAAGCCTTGTCAAGCACCAATGGGTTATACTCAGTCGCTCTAGAATGATCATTGGATAGTTCAATCAGACTGCGTTCACTCAATACTTCTGTTAAATCCTGTGCCGAAATGTACATTATTTATCTGCCTTTTCTTTGGTTTTTTCTTCCGTTTTTTTCTGCGCTTTTTCAGCAGCTAAACGTTCTTTTTCTGCCTTTTCTTCAGCTTCTTTTTGTGCTTT